GGGATATTTATACCTGCTACATATAGCACAATCAGAGGGAGTGCTTACTGAAGACACTCTATTAGGTAAAACACTAACTAGAACTATACACTAATGTTAGATATTAGTAGAAAAGATATACTTAGTGATACTTTTATGGAATTTCCTACATCGGAAAGATTCATTAAACTCCCTATTGATTCGTACCTAGATTTATTAGGTATAACACCTAACACTTCACAAAAAGCATTAATTAATGCTGTAAATAACCCAAAATATAGATTTGTGTGCGCCGCTATTTCTAGACGGCAGGGTAAGACATATATCGCAAATGTCATCGGACAGCTTGTTTCACTCGTGCCAGGATCAAACATCTTGATAATGTCACCCAACTACTCATTATCGCAGATTTCTTTTGACTTACAAAGGCAACTAATAAAACATTTTGACTTAGAAGTTACAAAAGATAATGCAAAAGATAAAGTAATTGAACTATCAAATGGTTCAACTATAAGAATGGGTTCAGTAAATCAAGTAGATTCTACTGTTGGTAGGTCTTATGATTTAATAATCTTTGACGAAGCAGCACTAGCTGATGGAAAAGATGCCTTTAATGTAGCACTTCGTCCTACATTAGACAAAGATAACAGCAAAGCCGTATTTATTTCTACTCCTCGAGGCAGAAATAACTGGTTTGCAGACTTTTATCACAGAGGGTTTAGTGATGAATTTAAAGATTGGTGTTCTATTCGAGCAACCTATCATGAAAACCCACGCTTTAGTGATGAAGACATCATTGAAGCAAAAAAATCAATGTCCTCAGCAGAATTTGCACAAGAATATTTAGCAGATTTTAACACTTATGAAGGACAGGTTTGGAATTTTAATTTTGAAGAGTGTGTCGCAGACCTCAGTCAGTTAGATACTAGTCGGATGGATGTATTCGCGGGGCTTGATGTTGGATATAAAGACCCAACAGCGCTGTGCGTTATAGCATACGACTGGGATCAACAAAAATTTTATCTTATAGATGAATACATGGACGCTGAAAGAACTACAGAACAACATGCTGCCGAAATTCGCCGTTTAATTGACAAACATAGTATTGATTACATTTATATCGACTCTGCAGCACAACAGACTAGGTTTGATTTTGCTCAGAATTACGATATTTCTACAATTAATGCTAAAAAATCAGTTCTAGACGGAATCGGCCATGCAGCGGGTATCATAGATAACGATAATTTGATAATAGATCAAAAATGTTCACAAGCATTGTCATGCGTTGACCAATATCAGTGGGATCCAAATCCAAATTTACTTAAAGAAAAGCCAAAACACAATATGGCAAGTCATATGTCAGACGCTCTGAGATATGCGCTGTATACATTTGAGACATCTGCAAGTACATTTTAGATTTGACCTGCCTAAAAATAAATGTTGACATGAAGGTGAATTTTTGGTATAATTTTATATAAATAGGAATTTATGGATTTAAAACGAGATTTAGTCAAGTACGTTAGAGACAAAGCGAAATCTAAATATAAGAAAGACACCCAGTGCTTTATCTGTGGAGAGACAGAAGATTTAGACTTTCACCACTTTTACGGAATGACTGAGTTACTTGAAACTTGGTTGAGGCGTAATAAAATTACGATAAAATCAGCCGATGAAATTATGGAAATCCGTGAAAACTTTATTGAAGAATTTACTAATGAGATTTACAATGAAGCTGCTACACTATGCAAAGCCCACCATCAAAGGCTTCACAGTATTTATGGCAAGAGACCTAAACTAGTGACAGCACTTAAGCAAAAGAGATGGGTGGAGAAACAGAGAGAAAAACATGGCATGGTATGACAGATTTTTAGGCAGAAACATTGATGAGGAGAAATTAAATCCTTCTCAGCCGTTTATTGGCCTTGAAGAAGGGTTGACAATTGATACCCGAGAAAAGAAAGACAATTATAGATCAGCTTACGAAGAATTAGAAGTAGTTAATCGTGCTGTAAATATGATAGTTGATGATGCATCAGATATAAAGTTTGATGTTGGACAAAAAGTAAATGGTATTGCACCTGTAGTAGAAAATGTTCGAAAAACTCGTGTAGACTTATTACTTAATAAAGAACCGAATCCGTTTCAAGATGTCAATACATTTAAGAGAAATCTTATAATTGATTTACTTATAGACGGAAATATTTTCGTATATTACGATGGAAGACATTTATATCATCTTCCAGCACAGAATGTAACTATTCATTCTGATACTAGCACTTACATTGAGAAATTCGAATATGATGGTCATGTTGACTATTCTACGAAAGAAATTATACATATTAAGGAAAACTCATTTAAATCAATATATCGTGGAACCCCTAGGTTGAAGCCAGCGTATAGAACAATGTATTTGCTAGATAACATGAGAAAGTTTCAAGATAACTTTTTCAAGAATGGAGCAGTTCCAGGATTAGTACTTAAGAGCCCAAACACTCTTTCTGACAGAATTAAAGAAAGAATGCTGCAAGCCTGGTCTACTAGATACAATCCAAAAAATGGCGGTAAACGCCCTCTTATTTTAGATGGTGGACTTGAAGTTGACGAGTTATCAAAAATTAACTTTAAGGAATTAGATTTCCAGACATCAATCACAGCAAATGAGAAAATAATTTTAGAAGCTATGGGTGTTCCACCTATTCTTCTAGATGGTGGGAATAATGCAAATATTAGACCCAACCACAGACTTTACTATTTGGAGACTATTCTCCCTATAGTAAGAAAAATAGCATATGCCTTTGAAAGATACTTTGGTTTTGCACTTGCTGAAAATGTTACTGACATTCCAGCCTTGCAACCTGAGTTGAGAGACCAAGCAGCGTACTACGCAACTCTGGTTAACACAGGTATTATGACACCAAACGAGGCTAGAACTCAATTAGGAAGAGAACCTTTAGAGGGTCACGACGAATTAAGAGTTCCAGCTAATATTGCGGGTAGTGCAGCAAACCCCGAAGACGGTGGAAGACCACCACAAGAAGAGGAACAGGATAATGGCGAACAAGAAAGCAGTACTTAAAGATCTAGCAGATTATTTTGCTAAAAAGGGTATGTTAAGTCCTTCCGAGTATAAAGCAGCAGAAGACGCTCCAATGCGTTATATGGTTGCAAAAAGACCTTTTGGGTCTTGGGTTCGTATGCAAGGAATGATAAAGGTTAACTTTCCAGACCAATGGGCCAAAGCTAATAAACAAGAAGCTCCTGCTCCAGCCCCTAAAGCTGAAGCACCAAAAGAAGCTCCTAAAAAAGTAGCAAAGGCAGCTCCCAAAAAAGCTGAGAAATAAGGTAGGTACATATGGAGAAAATTTTTCATTGGACAAATACTTTCAAAACTCTTGGCGAGGACGATGACGGTAGCGTTGATATTAAAGGATTAGCGTCTACTAATGCAGTTGACCGAGCAGGAGATGTTATCAATCATGATGCATGGATCAAAAAGAATGGACTAGAAAATTATAAATCTAATCCAATCGTTCTATTTAATCATGACTATAACAAACCTATTGGTCGTGCAACTTCGTTGGAAGTTACAGACAAGGGTCTCGAATTTGGAGCGAAAGTTTCCAAGTCCGCAGGCGAAATAAAAGATCTTATTAAAGATGGTGTTCTTGGAGCCTTTTCTGTTGGTTTCAGAGTCAAGGACGCAGATTATAACTCAGAAACCGACGGATATACGATAAAAGATGCCGAACTATTCGAAGTATCAGTTGTTAGTGTACCTTGTAACCAGGGAGCTATGTTCTCAGTTTCAAAGTCATTTGACAGCATGGAAGAATATAACGAGTGGAAACAGCACTTTAATAATAACGAGGCTCAGAGCTTTTCTGCGCCACAAGCCGAGGATAAAACCTCAAAACAGGAGACTAATATGTCAAATGACACTAAAACTCCCGAAGCTAACAGCGATATCGACTTGAAAGCTTTTGCAGAAGAAGTAGCTAAATCAACAGCTGCTAAAATTGCAATGCAACAAGCCGAAGCTAAGGCTAAGGAAATTGCAGATGCTGAAGAGAAAGCTGCTCAAGAAGAAATTGAGTTAGCCGAAAAAGAAGCTGAGCAAGAAAAAGTTAAAACTATAGTCGAAGTTGGAATGTCAGGAGCAGAACAGCTCATGAATGACGTTGAAAAACGTGTTTCAGAAAAGCATGAAGACCTTGAAAAAGTAGTTAATGAACTTCAGTCCGCGCTTAAAGACAAAAAAGAAGAGATCGATGCAATTCGTGAATCTAAAAGAGTCTTTGGTGACAGACAAAATTCTGACTGGCAAAAAGCCTTCCAAAGCGACATTGATGACGCTTTCGTAATGGGTCTTGCCACAGGTAAAGGTTGGGACACTAATCTTGCTAAGAATGTTATGGAAAAAGTTAATGCCCATTCAGGTGTTGGCGTTTCTTCAGCAGACTTTGAGCAAACAGTATCAACTAATATCGAAAGAGATATTCAATTAGAGCTAGTATTGGCACCTCTCTTTAGAGAGATTCCAATGGCTTCAGCAACTCAAATCATTCCAATCATGCCAGATGCAGGTTATGCAGAATTTACTTCTAACCAAACAGCTTCTGGAAGTTCACCACATGGTAACTTAGAGGAAAGAGGGGATACATATGGTTCACCATATGCAGGTGTTGATCTAACTGAAAGAACACTTTCAACCAAAAAACTTATTTCTCAATCATACTTAGGTAATGAGACAGAAGAAGATGCAATCTTGCCAATTCTACCATTGATCAGAGAATCAATCGTTAGATCTCATGCAAGAGGTATTGAAAATGCTATCTTAGTGGGTGACCACGCTGATGGTGTTTATGGTACATCTCAAGCTGCATTTGATGGCTTAATTGCTATCGCTGCTGCTGCTGATTCAAGTGGTACTCA